TTCCTGGAGGGCGGCTTGGACGTCCGTGGCCCCGATGAAGCCGTAGGGCGTGAACGTGATCGCTGACGCCGGGTGCTGTGGCGGCGCACCGCCGATGTGGGCGTCCAGGTCGGTGGCGATGCCCATCAGCACAGACTGGAGATTGGCCGCGGCCCACGGCGTGACGAACGGGAACGGACCGGAGTCTGTGACACCGATCAGATCCGAGCCCGACGGCCCCGGGCCTGCCTGGGCCAGGTCGAACACGATCGCGTCGAGCGCGGTCTGGATCGTTGTCGGCGGCGGCGCTGGTCCCAGGACAGGGGCGGCGCCGAACCACGTCGAGGTAAACGTGAACGGCAACGCGCCGCCCCACGCATCAATCAGGGCCAGCATGTCCTCGGTCGCTTCCTTGGAAGTGCCGTAGACACGATCCCCGATGGTGGCGCCGGCGAACCGCACCCAGTCCTCGCGGCGCGAGAAGTCCATGTCCGTGTTGAGGATCGCCGTGAACCCCTGCTGGACCAGAATGTCCACGAGGAGGACCGCGTCGTTCATCAGCGGCGGGGGAACCGCCCCCGGTCCTGTCGCCGCCTCGGCGCCGATCCGCACGAAGAACTCCGCGTCCTCGAGCTGCTTGGTGTAGACCACCACGTTGTTGCCGTCGAGCGCAGGTTCTGTGAGATCCCGTTCGAACCGGACGAAGATCGAGATGTACCGCCACCAGCCCGCGGTCGGCGGGTCGGTGTTGGTGCCGAACTCGTCCTGACTGCAATCCACGACCGACAACGTGTCGGCGACGTAGATCCGCTGCCCCTCCGGGTCGTAGGCGACGCCAGGACCTACCACGTCCACGTTCTTGTCCGGGGTAGGCGCGTGCTGTTGCGGATCCAGGCCGTCCAGGATGCCGAGCATGTCCGTGTCCAGGGAGATGCCGTGCATCGCGTTCTGGACGCGATCGAAGGCCCAGTCCATCTGGCTCTGGGTCACGATCTGCTTGAAGTACCAGTCAAAGATGTCCATCGCCTACTCCCCAAGCTCGGCGGAAACGTCGAGCTCGTCGATGCCGAGCATCCAGGCATCGGGCCACGGCAGCGGGTCCGCGGTTCGGATGTCTATCAGGTGCGTGTGAGCGGGTTTCATGTACTCCGCGACGCGCCGCACGATTGCCTGTTGCTCCGAGGTTAGCATGTTCTCTGTCTCTATGTCGAATGAGTAGAGGGTGTAGCTGTCCGACGGCGCCAGAACCGCGCCACCGGTTGAGCCGACCTCGGCCGTGTCGAACAGCAGGGCCGCGTTGACGGACCCTCCCGTGACCTGAACCGACGCCTCCACTCCTGCCTTGTTGCTGTACACCGCGACCTGTCCGTGGTCCGTCCCGGTGGCCAACGTGGTCGGGAGTCCCAGGACCGGTTGCACCCCGCCTGCGCCCACCTGCAGGGAACCCAGGGCACCACGGACCACCGTCTCCATCGCCAACGCGCCACCGTCGTCGTACCCCACGACCTCACCGGCCAGATCCTCGGTGACTCTTGCCGCGATCTCCGCAGCCGTGGCCGCGCCCGGGGTGGCGATATCCTCCGTGGCAAACGTGATCGTGACAAGGGAGCCGCCGTTGACAGCCACATCGAGTGTGTCCCCGGGAGAGATGGCGAACGGCTCCACGTTAGTGCCCTCCACCACTGCTGGCTGGCCCGGGAACGTTGGGTACGCGCCGACCTTGACACCTTGGGCAACGATCACCGCCGCTACCTCGGCAGCTGTGGCCGCGGTCGGATCAGCGAAGTCCCCAGGGACGAACGTGATCGTCTCCGGCGCGGTGCCGTCGGGCACAATCTCCAGCTGCCACGGCGCCCCGATCAGGGTGAAGTCCCACGTGTCCCAGCCCGCGCTCATGACCTCGGCGATGGCGCCGCTGCCCAACGCGTCCACTCCAAGGATCCAGCCGCCGGCGGCGTACTCCACGCACGTCACAACCTCGCCGAGCAGGAAGAACACGGTTTGCTCGATGCCCCACGCCGTCCCCTTGGATTTGTAAATCTCGATCAGGATCCGCAGGAGCTTGCGCTGTTCGGTCGGCGTGAGCTCCAACTCCGTCCACTCCGCGAACGGGTTGCCCATGTCGTACAGCATCGCCGCGATCTGCTCGTCCGTGGCCTTGTCCGGGTCCCACTGATCCGTGAACCTGTCCACGTAGTACAGCATCCACCCCAACACCTCCTCGATGCAGTTGGAGGTGCGCTCGAGATCGCGGGTCGCATCCTCGATCCTGTTCTTGAGGGGCACCATGTGGCGCCAGTGGGAGAAGGCGCGGCCCTCAACAGGCTCGGGGGTGAAGCCGTCGAAGTCAGTGGTGTTGAACACCGGGTCCATCGCGTTGCCGTTGTCGTCCTCGATCGCGGCGCCGGCGGTGATCTGGTAGCGGCACCCCGGGGTCTGTTCCCAGTTGACGGTGATGTCCCACTGTGTCGCCGGGGTGACCTGACGCCACGCGGGGCCGGTGATCGTCGGCGTGTGGCCGTACAGGAAGTGCCCGTACAAGCTGCCGCCGTACCCGCCGCCGAGGACGGCCGCGGTGTCGATCAGCTGCCAGTACGTGGAGTCGCTCTCCTGGAACGCGATCTGGCCGATGTCCTCGGAGGTGAACCCGGTCGCGGCGAGACGGGCCGCCTCGTCCGCGTAGGTCCACTCCACAGGGATCGTCAGGGCCGGTGCGTCGGCGGCCGCGATGGCTACGGCCTCCAGGGTCACCCCGGGCAGAGGATCCACGTTCCACCGCTGGAACGCGGCGGTCCAGTTGGCAAGATCCAGCACGGACCCGGCGCCAGTCGTGGCCATGTCGTCGTCGAAGGTGACCCGCACCGTGTGCGGATCGATCCCCTCCGCCGCGATCAGGGACGGCGGCGTCAGGTCCTCGATGTAGAACACATACTGGAACGACGTGACCACCGGCCCAGGGGGTGAGTGTCCCCACGGGAAGTGCCCCCACGGACCGTGGCCCCAGCCGCCCGCTGCGGTCAAGTCCACCTGGACGTTGACTTCCTGTTCCGACTCGAAAACCAGTGGCGCGTGGGACGCCGCGACCTTCCAGAACGCGAACGGCGAGGCGATGGTGTGTGTCGTGACCGTGCCTGACCACGGCGCGGTCCACGTGGGAACGCCGCCGCTGTAGGACAGGACCGGGTCCCCTTCGATGGTGACGTCGAAGTCCGGCGCGGGCAAGGTCGCGTCCGTGGGATCCCCGTCCAGGTCCACCAGGACGAACTCCACCTCGGTGTCGGCGCCAATCCCTTGCTCGGACGGCTGCGGATCCCGCTGGATCAGGACGTAGCGGCCAGTCGCCGACACCTCGACCGCGGCAAGGTCGATGCCGAGAGTCGCAAGCAGTTGTTCGACGGTGAGCGCCATTCCCTACTCCTAGAAGACCGTCTGCGCGTCGGCGCGAAGCGCGATCAGATTCGCCCCGATACGCCGCACCACAGGAATCTGATTATTGCTCTGCATGAACGGCGGTGTACCAGTCGCAGAGTACCCGGACGCGGTTCGGTTCGTGACGAGCGGTCGTTCCCACCCCGACTCGAACGTCATAATCAGCGCCCATCCGTCGGCGAATGATCCGATGCTGCCGGCCGGCACCGTGATCAGTCCACCGCTCGGAGCATGGATCGTAAACTCGCTCCAGTTCAGCGTGTCGCCGACCAGGTTGAAGGCAGCCGCGGTGTAGTCGACGAGGCAGCTTGCCGGCTCGAAGAACAGAAGCGCCGCCTCGAGCGAGTCGATGAAGTTGGTGTCCCAGTAAGTCCACCACGGATCGACGTTCTCCTTGGGATACTGGATCCCGAAGATCGGGCTGCTTTTGAGGTTCGGATCGGCCATCGGTGTTCTCCTATCCGCGCATCGCGTCGTTAAGCCATGCAAACTTGCCGCCGAGCAACCGCCCCAAGACAACCACGTCAGGGTCCGGGGAGAAAGACGCGCCGGCCACGAGCGTCCCGGTCTGCGCACCATCGACGGGCCAGGCCGTGACCACGAACCACACGTATTCACCATCAGCGACCGGGACGGACTGGCCGTCAGCGAAGGTGATCGTGCCCCCTGTGGGCGAACTGACCACGACGTCTCCCATCATGACGTCGAACGAGTCGGCCCT